ACTGACCTGCACCGGGGGCCATGGACGCAATACCGCCAGCCGTAGTGGCGGCTTGACCAATTGCACCGGGAGTTTTCAAACCCGCAGCCATGCCAAACGCTTGGTTCTGCAGCCCCGATGCGCCAGCGGTCAGCGGCCCGGTGTAGGCCTCGTATGGCTTGTTGGCCAATGCCTGCCCTTGACCCAGCATTCCGGTCACGTAATCGCCAGCCCAATTGGACAAGCTGGACTCTACGCCGGTGGCCCCAGCAGGTGTGGTTTTGGGCACAGTTGTGCCGCCTGTTTGGTATTTCTGCACAGAGCCTCCCGGCATGAATTTGTTGGGGTCGATTTGCTTGCCCTGCTCAGTGGTGCCGGTGCGCTCTTCACGAACACGGTCCATCATGGCGTACAGCTTCTTGGCACCCTTTTCGGCGTCACCGCCACCGATGCGCTTGACCATCTCGGGGGAGATGAACGCTTCGTCGTTGGCCACGCGAGCCTCTTGCTTGCCGCCAATGGTTGTGGGGATGGAATCGCTCATGCCATCGCCTTCGCCCTTGATGGGTTTGGCACCGAACTTGGAGACCAGCAGCTTTAGGCCAGCATCAGAACTGCCGTTACCCAAGTGGCTTACCACGTCAGCGGGAACGACGAAACCCTCCGGCGCAAGACCGCCTGCCGCCATGCCAACAGCCACGCCGTCACTGCCCATATTGGCCCTCATTGCAGCCTTGCGAGCAATCCTTGCCTCAAGCTCATTGGATTGTGACTGCAACCGCGCAAGCCCTTGATCCTGACTCTCACCAGACATCAGCGGGATGGTGTTGGGGTTGGCCAACGAAGAGGCGTAAGGATTTACAAACGGCTGGTCTTTGGGTGGCAGTATGGCTGCGTTGTAGATGGGGGCCACAAACCCCGGGGTGCCTTGGGAGATTGGCGCGGTGTTCTGCGAGGAGGTGCTGAACTCCGGCTCGACGTATGTGCCATTGCGCATAGCTCCGCGCCGCACCTGTCGATCAGCCAGCTCTTTGTCTGCACGTGCCTGCATCTCAGCGTTTGTGAACATCGTGCCGCGAAGGGGGTCGTACCCACGAGTCACGCCATCGGTGGTAACCGTGTTGCCCACCCGTGTGGATGGGTCCATCGCCATGGTTGTGCCTGCCGCCAGTGATGGCTTAAATGGATCAAACCGGTTGCCAGTGTCCCCGGCCCCAGTGGTGAAGCCGCTGGTGTCCCGAGTAGGAGCGGGTTGCGTGTACCCTGCGGACGCGGGCGCAAGATCGGCAATTCCCCCGCTAGGCCGAGCCCCAGCCACCCCCATGATCACTTGGCTCATGTCAGGAGCGGCGGGCTTGCTTTGAGCGCTTGCAATTGCCTTGCGCAAATCCTCGACACCCCACTGTGGCAGGGCTTTATTGATCTGCTCTGGCGTATACCCAGAAGTAGCCAGCCATTTGTCTAGCGCCGCCTGATCGCCCTTGCCGTCGTTGGCCGCAAACCACTCTTGGATTGCGCGGGTTGTTGGGTCAACGGCGGGTGCGGGTGCAATATCAGGAAGCCCCCCACCGCCGGGTGCAGGTGGCGTCACGGGTGGACGGGTATAAACCGGATTTTCGTAGGTCGAGCCCCGGTTAAACGGGTTGCTGGTAGCCGCCGCACGCAGTTGCTCCAAGGTCAACTCGTTGGGTGCAATAGAGTTTCCCTTCTCATCGCGGAACGTGGCACCGCCGCCGTAGTTGATGCCGCCCGATCCGGGGCGACGCCCCACAGGAGGCGCGGTCAGCATGTTGCTCGTGGCCGTCAGCTTGGGGATTTTGCCTTGATAGCCGGTGGGCGTAGAGCCGCTTGGGCGTGATGCCGCATAGGCACCGCCAGCCAAGGTTAGCAGCTTGGTCCAATCAGTTCCCGATCCGTCGCTCTTTTTGAAAAAATCCAGAACTTTATTGCCGTACTTTTTAGCGATGTCTTCCAGCGTGTATCCAGCACCAAAGTCTTCTGCAATTTGAGCATTTGACGGGGAGTCTTTGTTTTCAAATTTAGATGTCGTGCTCGGATCAATACCAATTGACTTCCAAAAGTCGTACTCGACTGGACCGGAGTCAATCGGAGCTTCACCGCCATATGTAATGGTGGTGCTAGGGGTTTCGGTGCCGTATCCATAACCGTAATTTTCTGGGTTATCAATACTCGTTCCGTAATATCTGGTTCCAACGTCTTCGTTTTCGTCTGCCATGTCAGCTCCTTAAAAGCCGCGCAAGTTCGCGGGCTCGTGTAGCGGTATCACCTGCCGGAGGCGCAGACATGGTGGTTCCAAAAATATCTTCCATCAATTGTACGTCTGCAGAGTTATCCTGACCAGATGACACAATCGTTGGTGCGGCTTGCTGGTTGTTAAGCAACGCCGCAAGTTGGTTGATGTCCATCCCTGAGCTGGGTGTGCCCGGCTTAGCTGGAGGCTTTGCCGTACCCGGCGCACTCGGCTTCTTGTTTAAATCGGCCAGCGTTGCCTTGGCACCTGCATTCAATGCACCTTTTATGGACACATCACCACCCGGAGGCGGCTTGTTGATGAAAGAGTTTGGGTCGCCAAGGTTGGGTGTGTAGCCTTCGGGGATAAAGCCAGCCTCAGTGATGTAGCCGCCTTCAACCGGGATGCGCAACCCCTGACCACCGCCCATTCCGTCGATGTTCGGGCTCTTGGGCATGTCCATACCAAGCTTTGACAGGGCTTTGTAATCGAAAAGATCGTAGTTGATCGACCCGTCAGGGTTGAACGCATCTGGAGGCGCTGTGACCTTGAACCCCAATCCATTTTCTTTCGGCGCAAGGCTGTAGTCTGCGCCAATGCTGAAGTCTGTCGTGAACTCGTAGTTGGGGTCGTACGGCTTTTCGGAGAGGTCCACCGACCCGGCGGTATTGGGGTTAAAAATCTGGTCGTAATCGAACGAATCCTTCTCAAAATCTTTTGAGCTTGGACCATCAACACCAGACCCTTTGGGTAAGTACCCGGCACCAGCCCTGATGATGGCCGTTGGGTCTTCGCTTTGGAGCGCCTTGACCATGCCAACCGCTTGGTTTATGTCCTTCATGCTGAATCCGCCCAGCTCGGTGACCCCTGCAAGATCGGCACCGCCGAGCGCAACACCCAGCAAGTTTTTATCTTCCAGCGCCTTGAGGACACCGGCAGCTTGCCGTACGTTGTTTAGGGTTGAAACAGTGCTGGCCGATGCCCCAAACTTTCCAGCCAATGGGACTGCTGCGGCCAAGCCAGATAGCAGCGCCTTCTCCCAGTCTCCCTTGGATGCAGCATATGCAGCGTTGGCCGCAGCAATCCACGGGCCTGCGCCGGGGATGAACGGGGCAACCATGTTGACGGCAGGGCGCAGGAAGTCCTCACGAAACTCCATCCAATCGCTGCGCTTCGGGGTTGAATAGGCCACAGGCGTGCCGTCATTTGTGAACTGCAACTGGTACTCGTTACCAAAACCCCACATGGCAGGCAGCTTGACCGCAGCCCCTGTGGGCTTGTGGTACAGCTCATCTATATGCGATGTGTATGTACCGCCGCCCTCGCCCTCGTACCCAACAACTTCCTGCTTGCGTTGCCCGAGGTCGTAGAGCGAGCTGGTGCCCGTCTCGGCTATCCGAAATGCGGCATCCCACACGGCATCACTCGACCCAATGTCGCCACCAGAAACCGGCACCTGAAATTTCTTTTTCTGGTCTTCCAGCTCTCGGTGGATGGCAATCACCCGGTCGGCAAACGTATCGCCTTTTTTGAAGTCACGCCCGAGGGGGTCAGTACCGCCAAGCGGGCCGTACACCTCACGCATGAAGTCCGCGTCTACATCGCCTTCGCGCATTCGCTTGTTGTACTCCCCATACGCTTCATCCCATGTGTTCGCCATATCAGACCTTCACTTTCAATACGTTGGACGCCGTGGTGTCCCGGTATACGTCACCCACGCGCAGGTTGGCCACGTCAGCCTGAGTTGGCAGCGTGTTGATGTCGATGTTTAAACTGGCAACATTAAGCTGCTGCACAGCGTTGATCTGCTTGAAGAACAAGTTGAAGATGTTCTGCATCTGGTCCATGAACGCAGTGGTGTACTCCTGCGGTGCAGCAGTGGGCCGAGGTGGGGTTACGCGACTGAACATGCCCATGTTTATCTCCGTCCGTCAGGTCTGAGGTCGAGTCGGGGAGCCCCGAGCTGCCACGTCACGCCAAGCCCATCGCTCTCCACCTTTACAGACATCTGACGTGCCCGCACCCGGGTGAAAATCTGGCCGGTAAATTCTTCAATCGGCAGCACTGCGGTGCGCGTGATGGGCCTGTTGTTCTCGCCGCCCACCGAAGGAGGTGTGGTGTACCCGGAGCCCGAGTTCTTCAAAGGCTGCATGTACATCCGGGCCGTTGGAGAATCAGCGTCAGACCCCCGGAACGTGATGTCCGGCAAGACGCGGTATAGGAACATGAAGTTGTGCCCGTCGTCCAGATCGAATTCAGCGGACGTGATCGTTGCTGCGATTGGCGTAGGCATGGCCGTGGAGTTGTCGTCCACACCCGACTCATGGTTCACAATGTTGTTCAGGTACGTCGCAGCAATTGGGTAGTCCCGCAGGCCGGAATCCAGCCATGCCGAGCGGCTCATGTTGCCGTAGTACCAGATGTCTTCAAGGTAGTTGTAGATGACGTACTTGTCCGCTACCAGCGATCCAGCAGAGCAGTAGAACCACCAGACCTCGTTGAAGCCTTCATTGGTGCCTGCAAACACTTGTGAGTACTGGGTCTTGTCGAGGTCAGAGAAGATGTACTGGCGCAGATCGCAGCGCAAGGTTTGGACTCGACCGTCGTACTTGTAGAACTTGTCCACGCCCATCCAGAACGTGACGCCAGATGCAATGGTGACTGCGTTCTGGCTGACGATGGACGTGTTGTCGCCCAGCAATGTTGCGCCCCACACAGCAGGTGGCCCAAGGTACTGCAGGGCATACACGGCGTTGTCGGTGAACACAATGATTTCTTGGCGGGACTGTATGGCCGCGATGATCTCCGACCCCCGAGATAGCTGCAGGCTACCCGCTTGGTTGGTTGCCGCAGGCGTCCAGTTTGCTGCATCTTCTTGGTCAGACCAACGGATCAGCATCGGGCTTTGGTCGGCGCTTCCATAATCATTGCAGCCAAACGCCAGCACAAAGCGGCTCACGTCCGAGACCAGTATGGTGTTCTGCACCGTGGGCACATCCGAAGCACCGCCAATGGCCGTCAGGTTGATTGCCCGGGTGCCCGTGCCAGCCGAAGAATCCCAGTAGTAGATGCCGCCGCCCCTTGGCCCGAAGATCAGGTCTTCGCCAAAGTTGAACTGGCTCCACAGGCGCAGGGTCTCCAAGGACGATGTGCCTGTCCCCCATGGGCCAGCGCCCCAGCCGCCAGCGCCCCAGCCGACCAGCGGGACGGCGTACTCAAAGCCGGTGTTGATCTGGTACGCGGCAACGACCGAAGCCCCGCCGCCCGGAGAGCCGGATACGTCCGTGGCGTTGGCGGTGGCCGAGACGGTGATGGTGTACGTGTTCGCGTTTACCACGGTGACTTGGTACTCTGCGTTGAGCACGCCAGCCGTGATGTTGCCGCCAAGGCCCACAGCCCCGCTAAAGGTCACAAAGTCCCCGGTGAAGCAGCCATGAGCCGTGTCTGTGACGGTGATGACGCTGGAGCCCAGTGTGGCAACAAACGGGTTGTTGTTGATTGTGGATGTAGCCCGGATCGGCGTGATGTCTTTGTACGCACCGCCGCTCTCGATGTAGAACTTGAGGTTGGTGCCCACGCCCAGCAGATTGGCCCCGCCCAACGTCACCCAGTTCCACAGGGACCGGCACACGCCAAGGAAGGAGTTTGCCGAGATGCGCTCCCAGCCACCGATCTTTTCAGGCGTACCGGAGCGGAACCGAATCTTGTCGCACTCGTACCAACCAGCAGAATACGCGCCGTTGACCCCCGTGGGTCCGACATTCTCTGAAAGGTAGCGCGTGTTTTCGCGGCTCACCCCCGGGCGAAACAGCAATTTCTTTAGCGGCATAAATACCTCAAGCGGTTAAGACGTTGAGGGCGGTATTGATATGCGCAACCCTGTCTGCAAGCCCGATTGTCCCACCGTTGATCTTCTTTGTCATTCCCGTGAAGTCTTTGGCGTCGGCTTCCTTGTTTAAACCGCGCTTGTTCCAATACCAAGCAGCCGTCAGAGCTGCGTTTTCTTTGGTCAGAACCAAGTCAGGGTTGGCCACAAAATCCACCCCCAGAGCGTCAGAGGCGAGGCGGTAGTTGTCTTTGCCGGTCAACTGAATCAGGCCACGGCCACGGTATTTCCAGCCATCACCATCTTCCGTGTTGCCCATCCGGCCAGAGTAGACCTTGTTGGCAATCTTCTCTGGGTTTCGGTGAAACGGCTGTGCATCCGCCTCAGACGGGAAGCGGCTCGGCCAAGTGGCGTTTAAACCCTTGGCGCTGTAGTTCAGGTTTTCTTGCAGGGTCTTGAAGTTGCCAGACTCATGGGCGCACTGGCCGATAAATGCCGCTTGGCGCTCAGGGGTGCTGATGTCAAACCGATGGAATGCCGCCGTCAACGGCTCCAGCCAAGACGGATCAATGTGCATTTCCTTGAGCTGGTCTTCTGTCATTTTTTGCCCCGCATGTCTGCAAGTTTCTCAACTGTCCGGCCACCAAAGTAGGCCAAGAAAATGATCTGTCCCCACTGGCCCAGCAGTTGCACGTAGGATTCCTGTGCGTTGTACCCGTAGGCAGACATCATGGTGAACACGAAATAGGCCACGAAGATGGCAATCAGCGCCATGGGCCGGATGTTCTTGGACAGCCACGAGTCGCTACCCATGTCGGAACGCCAGCGCTCGGTGATGGATGTCTGCTCGATCTCGAACAGCTTGGTGTCGTTGGCCATTTTGGCCAGCTCACCGTCTTGCGCCATCTTGGCAAGGTCCAGTTGCGCCTTGGCTTTGGCCTCTGGGTCAGGTATAAGTTTCTCAATAAGTTTGCCGCCGACATCAAGAAGTGCTGCGAGTGGAAACATGATTTACTCCCTTGCGGCGCTGACCTTATCAGCGCCTTTAGTTACGGTTACCTTGTCGCCCACTACATCCACGCGCATGGGCTGTTCTTCGCGGTCCAGACGATCCAGCTTGTCGATCAACTGCTTCATAACTTCAAATTCGGGGCGCTCTTGCTTGGGGTTGGCTCCGGCGATGCCGTTGAGCATGGAAATCAGGGCGGTGAGCGCAGCGCCCAGCAGACCCATCACGGCAGCGATCTTGGACTCTTCCAAAGCAAGGGAGGCCAGCACGCCGATCACCACGATGAACGTGATGTAGAACAAGCCCTGCTTGCCAATGGCCTTGCCTGCGACTTCTTTGGCGCTGGAGTCAGCTTCGAGCCGGTTTAGCTCGGCGCGTGCTTGCGCTTTGAGCATCTCAATTTCAGAAACTTCAGCCATAAAAACTCCAGATTAAAACGCGGGCGCACCAAACCACCAGCCCAATCAGAAGGGCCGCTGCACAGAATGCTACGGCCCAGTCTTTCATGGCCCGGTGGTGAAGGTGCCGGTAGTTGTGTTGGTGTTGGTGTTGGTCACAACTTCAGGCCTGACAATCACGGGCGCAGGGGTAGGAACAATCACAGGCGCTGGTTGCGTAACGGTGATCGGCGCTGGTTGCGTAACGATCACGGGGGCAGGGGGCGGAACAATCACAGGCGCTGGTTGCGTAACGATCACGGGGGCAGGCTGGGTAACCGTGATGGGTGCAGGCTGGGTCACGATGACAGGTGCTGGCTGCGTGACTGTGATCGGTGCAGGCTGCGTGACGATGACAGGTGCAGGTTGGTTCACCACAGTTGGAACAGACGTATTGTCAGTAATGCCGCCACCAGCAAGGCGACCAGAGTTGCCAGAGTTTGACCCACTGTTTGCTCCAATCGAGTAAGAACCTGCACCGATCACGCCGTTGCCGCCGATGGTTGTGACATTGGCTGCTGGCGCTTGGATTTTTGAGGCGATGCCAACAAACGCTGCATTGGTGCTAACCGCCACTGCTGTTGCGTTGTCGGACTGGCGCATGCCAAGAGAAGTCTGCTTGTTGATGGTGTACACCTGCCCGATGGTCGGCAGCAGCAAACCGGTCCACTGCATGGCGTAATCAGCCCACGACTTGGGCGCGTTGATCTGCGTGTTCTGCTGACCGCCGCCCATCTGAAGTGACATGACCGCAGCGACCTTGGCTGTGGTGTCGCCTTGACGGGCAATGTCCGCCAGAGCTTGGTAACGCGCTGCTTGGGCCGCTGCTTGGGCTTTGTGGGCGTCAACGTAGGCTTGGTACTCGGCAGTGGCGCAGCCTGTCAGGGCAAACGCCGCAAGGATGAGGGCGATGAGTTTCATGGTTGCTCCTGTGGGGGTGTGATCTCGATCCAAGATAGCGCTTCTTCTTCCCATTGGTATTGCTTACCGTCATCGGGGTACGGCACAGGTGCTTCCCAAAGGTATGAGAAGCTGTCCTTGATCCACGAAGGGTACGGTTGTGGCGGGGCAAAACCTACGCCATCCCATGTGTGCCCAATCCCAGCGTAGTTCTTGCGGAATGCTTTGGACTGGTCCGGGTCGGGCGTGTTGGTGTTGGGCGTGTAATACACCCCACCCTGCGTGTTGTAGCTGGTCTGGACCCAAGTGGCTGGGTCGCCCCAGCGATAGGAGTTGATCTCGTCTTGATCAATAACCAGCACTTGCTGGACGACGTTGTTTTCGTCAATTTGTGCAAAGTGTGCCATGATGCTTACGTCGAAGTTGCTGTGAAAGTGCCGGACGATGTGAACGTATGATAGGTGTACCCGCCCGCAGTTGTAATTGTTCCGCCAGTGCCTTTGGTGGTTGTGCCTGCGTAGCGGATGATGACAATGCCTGAACCCCCAGAGCCTCCGCCGCTTCCGTTGGTCAAACCCCCGCCACCGCCACCACCTCTGTTTGCGGTTCCGCTAACAGGAGAAAAACCTCCGCTACCGCCACCGCCAGACCCACCAACGCCTGTTTCGTAATCAAAAATATCTCCTGTGGCGATATCGTACACAAGGGAGCCTGCGCCGCCCCCGCCAGCATAAGCTACTCCGTTAAGCCATGTGGCACCAGCGCCTCCCGGACTCCCTGATGCAGCCGCAGTGTAGTTCGAGCCTGCGGCCCCTTTGCCACCTCCGCCGCCGCCCGAGTAAATGTCGAAAGTTTGGCCGCATTGAATACCCCCAGAACCGCCGTTGTTGCCTTGCCCAGAAGAGGCAGTGCCCCCAACAGTGCCAACTCCGCAGCCACTCCTACTAGCTCCGCCTCCGCCAGACCCGCCATTCCTACCCGTTGCGGCTGAAGACGTATGCGAGCCGCCGCCGCCCCCGGTAGCACCTGTGGAATTAAAGCTAGAGGAGCTGCCATCGGAACCCACAGAATTTGAACTGCCAGCGCCCCCACCACCAACAACAACGGATAGAGCCGAAAGCGGAACAGATGTAGAGACTGAAAGATAACCGCCGGCACCACCTCCACCAGAAGCGCCGAGACCGCTAGGCACCCCGCCGCCACCGCCACCACCCGCAACAACCAAATACTCAATCGCCAAGGCATTCGACTTCCCGTACAGCGAGTTCATGCTCCACGAGGTGCCGCTGGTTGTGCTGACGCCTGCCAAAGTGCGGACGTTGGTTTGGTTCATCGAGATGGTCGCGGTCAGGCTCAGGCCAAGTTCTTGCGCAACACTGACCGGGCTTGATGTGCCCCCCATGTTCAGGGGACCGCTTGATGGCATTACCATGCTTGCTCCTTATGGGGTGCCGTAGGCGGTGATGTTGTCTGCGGAAATCAGAGCGCCTGCGCTGCTGAATGAGGCAACCACTGTGCCGCCGTACTTGATCACGAGCTTACCGCCCTCCTCCACGATTGTGAAGTTGGTCGTTGCAAAAGTTCCTGCTGCTGTAACCCCAATAGCTGTGCGGAAGTCTGCAGCGTTGAGGGAAGAGACGGTGTTGTCCGCATTAAAGCGAGGGAACGTCACCGCGCTCGGGTTGCTGATCGTGAAGAGGTTGCCGCCCAGCGTGGTTGCGCCAAAGTTGGTCCGGGCCGCTGATGCAGTTGTTCCGCCCGAGCCGCCAGAAGCAACCGGAAGGGCTGTGCCAAGCGTCAGGGAGTTCAGCCAACTGACCTGAGCACCGACATCCGTGCCGTTGTTGTACACCACCGTACGTGTGCCTGCGGGGACTGATACGCCAGTCTGGCCGGAGACCTTGACCGTCACCGCGTAGCTGGAGCCGTTGATGATCAGGTAGGGCTTCTCGATGGCCGGGACGTTGATCGTGCCCGCAGCAGACACAGCGCCAGAGGCAATGTTCAAGCACAGCGCCCGAGCATCCTGAGCCGCCGTGGTGTTGGAGAGCGTCAGAGTTGCCACGTTGGCCGTGAAGTCGCCGGAGTCCAGAGTGGCCATGCCCACAATGGCCTGCTCGATGGCGGTTCCAATGTTGGCGTTTGTCGTGGTGCCCCAAGTGCCTGACTGCTCACCGTTGCCGATGATCTCAAACTTGAGGTTGGAGAAGGTGCTTGACATGATTATCCTTTCGCCTCAAGGGCGGCTATGCGAGCTTCGAGCGCAACAACACGTTCCGCCAACTTTACAGCAGCGACAAGGGCTGCGTTGCCATATGCGAGGGTGAGGTTGCCTTTTTCATCAGTCTGAACCACCTCTGGCAAAAACGCTTGCACTTGCTGAGCGGATACACCGGCCTGCCGGTCGCCAGAATCAATCCGGGTGTATGTGCCGTGCTTGATCCTTGCCAACTGCGAGAGAAAATTCTCTGGTAATTCGGCCCAGTCTTTCTTCAGGCGCTCATCAGAATAGGCCGTGACGTTGCCCGTGCAGACCAAGTTGCCTGCGTTTAGGTTGTAGTTTGTCCCGTCCCAGTATAGGTAGTGAGAACCGGCGTTGCTAAGATACACAACACCCGTAGTTCCGCCCGAACGGTATGCGGTCAGGTCGCCGTTTACGACGGTGACGCCTGTGCTGACGCCGGATGTGTTTGGTGTGAATGTGCCTCTTGCAGCGCTGACGGTTCCGGTAGCGGTCAAATTTCCGTTTTGGGCAAACTGGAACTGAGACCCCGCCAAACTTGCTGTGCCAAAATGAAAACCGATGGTGTCGGTGCCGCCTTGAAAGTAACTGATGCCGTAGCCGTCAGAGTTTGCAAAACTCCAAATCCTGTTTCGCCCAGCAGAAAATGTTGCGCTTTGGAAACCCGCTTGGCTGGCCACCACAACTTGGTTGAAAGTTGAGTAGTTCCCGTAGTTGGTGGTGTAAATACCGTTTGTAACCGTGGACGCGTTGCCGTTCAAAGCCGCAGTGATCGTACCCGCGCTGAAGTTGCCTGAAGCATCCCGCGCCACGACCTTGCTGGCCGTATTGGTGGTTGTGGCATCCACGGCAAACGTGCGTGCGGTAGAACCGTCGTAGGTCCCTGCGCTTGTCAAATACGTCCCTGCCGTCAGAGCATTCAAATTGCTGCCCAAGGCCACGCCCGAGATCGTGCCAGCACTCCATGTGAACGCAGAGCCGTTCCAGTTCAGGACTTGGTTGGAGGCTGTTGGGGCGGTGATGAAAGCCGAGATGCCCGCGCTGGTCTGGTACGCGATCCGGTTGGCCGCGCCGCCTGCAAGGTTGGTCGCTGTGGTTGCGCTCGTTGCCGAACCGCTCAGTGTGGCCGTGATTGTCCCAGCGCTGAAGTTGCCCGAGGCGTCACGCGCCACGACCTTGGAAGCAGTGTTGGCGTCAGTGGCATCCACGGCAAAGGTGCGAGCAGCAGAGCCATCAAACGTGCCGCCAGAGGTTAGGAACGTGCCCGCCGTCAGGGCGTTGGCCACCGAGCCAGCTTGGCCAGAAATGTTGCCCGACACCGCTGCGCCTGAGATGGCGATGGCCGTGGGGGTGACGCCCGTGACTTGACCTTGTGCGTTCGTGGTGATCACCGGCACGGAGGATGCTGAACCGTACGTGCCTGCAGTGCCAATGTTGGCGATGTTAAACGTGTAGGTTGGTGACTCGCTCAGGCCCGTGCCTGCCGTATAGGTGATCGGCGCAGAGAACTGCTGGAAGACAATCGCCGTTGTGCCAATGGTGATCGGAGGTGGTGTCTGCTGTACCCAAGCAGTGTTGACGTTGGCCGTGCCGCTGGTCACCAAGAAGAAGTCACCCTCGTCAATCTGGTCAACC